AACCTGTATTTTGAATTATTCCACCTAATGATACATCTATTCCGTCTGCGTAGAATGTACCACTTTGATACATACTACCCGTTATTCCTAATCCTCTTCCGAATTGTGGTGCCGGTTGTGAACCATTATTTGCTTCTAAACTAATAAAAGGTATTGCTGATAAATTACCTGTTCCACCATCCCAATCTGTCATTCTTATACCAGCACTATCTGCTATCGTCCATAATTCATTATCATACGTTGAACCATCATAAGATATTATCGCTGCTGATGCTGTTTGATTAAATGATACAATAAATTCAGCTGCCGGTGAATTAGTTGCTTCTATATTTAATTCTGTATCAGAAAAACTACTTACATTACCATTATTACTAATAGCAATTGAGCCACTTAATATACTTTGACTTCCAGTTAATTCTGAATTTACTCTTACTTTTAATTTACCTGCACTTCCTACATATCCAATTACTACATCACCTTCACCACCATCATCGTTTAATTGAAACATACCACCATTCAATGCTGAGAAATATAAATTACCACTTACATTGTTTGTTGATATAAAAGAACTGCTTGGGAAAGTTACATTACCAACTATTGTTTGGTTACCTATGAATGTATTGCTACCCGTTGTTGCGAATGAGCCAGTCTCTATGTTACCACTACCCGTTAAGTTAGTTGCGTATACATTACCACTAACATATAAATCATTTTTTATCTCAACATTGTTTTCATATACCAATACTTGTGGGTTATTAAATCCATTAACTCCAATACCGATTGATGCAGTAGTATCATTATGAAAAATAAATCTACCATCATTCCAAGCAAAATAACTCATTACTGAGCTGCCTGTTGAAAATGTATCATTGTAAAATCTTTCTAACCAAGGTTGGTCATCATTAGCATGTATTTCAGCTAAAGTAAAATCAGGTGCCGTATCCGTTCCACCATATATTAATCTACCATTGCTACCTGTTATGATTTGTGTACCATCAAAAGTATTACTACTTGTTGTAGCAAAACTAGCAGTAGCATTACTATCTACTAATGTATCTATTATATCTGTATTAAAGTTTCTTAATATCTGTGGCGTAATTAAGCCAGAGTTATTATCAGGAAATGAAACCTGATTTTCAACTTGTAATTGCTGTTTTGTTTTTATTGACATATCTTAAATTGTTATATTTGTGTTGCGAAGCCTGAACTAAATCCATTACTAAATGCTCCTGTTATTACTACTGGTGCAGGATTACCATAAATATTTCCTATACCTTGTTCCATCAAATGTCCATTACAACAATCTCTGCCGTATCTATCTTCATTTAAACAAAGACAACCCCTTCTATTATTCTTAGGTGATGCGTATGATAAAGTAGGCCCTATATAGATGCCTGTGTTATTTACTCTATTAACAGAATATCTTAATCCTTGTGCAATAGATGGCCCATAAGATAATTTACCATTTGGTGAGTTGCTCCATATTGCCATAATGTGTGTTTATGTATTTAACAACAGGAATTGAAAAAGTTGTGGAGTTATTTTCTTAATGCCTCTTGGTGCATTATTTCTTGCAAATAATTTTTATCTGCTCTAAATGCTAAAAATAAAAGACATTTTTCCAATGGCTCTTTTACTACATTATCTATTTCTTTGATGTTTCCACCTGCAAGTTCAATAATTGTTGCATAACTTCCCCACTTTTTTCCAAAGTTAATTTCATGTTGGGTGAAAGTTCCTGCGTTTTCGTAGAGTTCAGGGTAGAAATCAACAAGTCCTTGCATAAACTCGCAAAAAAAAAGAATGTACCAAAGTGAATATCCATACCTAAATTTAAAAATAAGTTTTCATTGTATTTGCCTGTGTATGGTTTAATGGAATAGTTGTCTCCTAATTTTCTTTCTATTGGTCTATATAAAATTGCCATTATTTTATGCCAGTTATTATCAATAGCAATATTATTAAACTTTGTAATATCAACATATGCACCATAAGTCATTGTAGATAAATTAGGTTCAAATCCATATTCAATATCGCCTATTTTAATAATTCTTTTTAATTCGTATTTGTTTGCATCAGCGAATGCATCCATCTTAGATTTTAGTAATCCAAATGATTCAGTAGTTAAATTATTTAATTCATCAGCTTCTAATCCATATAAGTGGTGCATCATAAATGCTGTCTGTGCTTCTACATCATCTTTATATGCTTCCATATCTGTTTGCATTTCTAAATATTCTTTTAATGTAATATCTGCCCAACTTGTAGGTATTTCTAATTCTATTTGTTTTTTCATGCGTTATAATTTTGGTTTGTAAATTGATATAGTGTCATTGTTAATTGTCTTACTTTTGCTTCCTCATTTTGTAGTTTAGCATTCATTGCAATCAGTTTAGCATTTTGGTCATCATTGATTTGTAATAACTCTCTAACTAATCCTTCTATCTGTTCTATTTGTTCGTCTGTATATTTAGTATTCATAGTGTCCTCTTGTGTCTGGTGTTTGTTGTTTAATTACATTTCTACTTTTAATGGTTTTTTCTTTTTTAGTTTCATTATCTCTCCTGTCGTTTATCCATGTCATTAGTAATGCATCATTCAATACCTCATCTAATCTTTCTTTGAAATAGGCCTGCCATTCATGCCTCTCTTTCATTTTATGTATTTTACTTTTTAATTTATCAAAGTTGCTTTTGTAATTGTTATTTAGTTTTTTATAAGGATAAGGTGCTTTCAATGTTAATCTACCATCTGCTAATTTTTGTTTCCTATAATCATTTACCTTTTTGCATTGGCACTTACTACAAATGTATGTCGTTTTCTTTGTGTAAAACTCTACATCACATACTCTACATATTCTAGTCTCGCCATTAACATTGTCAAACTTTTTCTTAAACATAACTGATTTTATTTTATTAAACAAATGATATAGCATATTTTCCTTTATTTGTTTTTTTAGCATTTAACATTTCCATAACTCCATATCGCATTGCATCTAATAAGTGATTGTATGCATCTATTGGTATGTTTGTTATATTGCCATTACCATCGTCTAACCATTCATAGGAATATAGCTCTTCAATTAAGTTAGTATTATTTTTTTGTATTACCAAATTATATTTCTTTACTAAGTCTATTCCCCATTGCACACTATCCTTGCCTTTCTTTACACCTCTTGCTAATGGAAATCCACCTCTTTTAATTTCGTCTATTAGTCTTGGCTCTGAACTATCTATGACTATTATATCTCTATCACTTACATTACCTTTCATCATCTCTATTATATCTGCTGTAATCAAGCCTCTTTGATATATGTGCTCATTTACTATTAAGTTATCACCTGACTTCCACAAACTAACTAATGCGGTTGGGTCTTTCACATATCCAATATCCATACCGAAGCAAACAAACTCACATGTATCAAAATTTATTTCATCTACTATTTCAAAGTTGTATATCTGTTTATCATTGCTTGCAAACTCTCCCTTGCCATAGATTGACCAATAGCGTGGGTTTTTGAATTGTAAATCTTCAATTGCTTTAACCATATCAGCCGGCAAGTAAACATTATCTTTGTATGTTGTTATAAACCTCTCAACATCTTGCATCCTTCTAAGCCAATGTGTAGGAGGTGTGGTTGGGTTATAAGCAAGTATGATGTTGCCTGAAGTTCTAATAGATAATTGAAAATAACTTTCCTCATCAATCTCAGAAACCTCATCAATAAATAATAAGCTAGATTTAATCCCACGAAGCTTATCAGCATCATCAGTAGAGAGGAATTGAATAGTACTATCGTACAAGTTATAGATGCGGTCAGTAATATTATAGTTCTCATCTTTCCATAGATTTAGTGATTGCATAATTTCCTTAAAATCCTTTATTACAGTGCGTTTAAGGGAGGGAATTGTTTTCCTTACTATTGTTATTGTTTCTTGATTTTCTATTGCCTTAACGATTAAGAATTGGATAATTGCGTATGTCTTACCACTTCTTGTTCCACCTATATGTTGACTTACTCTACTTTTACAATCTAAAAGATTTTCAAAGGTGCATGTGGTATTAATTGTTAAGTTCATCTTTATGGCCATTTCTGTTTATGTTAACACTAACCTGTTGTATCTTATGGTCTAATTGCCCTGATATCTCCATTGATGATTTCTTAGGTACAATATATTCTAATAACTTCAAATATAACTTTGCAGCTTCAGTTGGACTTTCTTTTCTTATCTTATCAAAGTCCTCCATGATATTATCCAAACCTCTATTTGCTAATCTCGCAATAGTTAGTTTGGCTTGCTCGGTGCTTCTATTCAATGAGCCCGGCTTTCTACCACCTAATTTATTTCCTACTTCAAACTTTGCCATAATCGCCCGTTATTTAATCGGTATATCTATTTAACATACTTAATTCATTTCGTAGTTGATATCCTTTCTTTCCAATCTTTTACTAATGGTTTAACAAATATCATCTTTGGTTCTGATTTAGTTATATGATAATGTTCTCCACCTACTGCATATTTCTTAATCGCTGCTTTCATATCTATTCTTGCTAACTTACCTCTGCTACTATTTTCCTTTATCCATAATCCAATTGCTGCCTTTGATATACTAACTCCCGTTGTATTCCCTACATGTGTCCAATTATCTGCTAAGTAAACTGCACCTCTCCTATTTTCATTCTTTAATACATAGGTTTCTAATAGTAGTAAATCATCACCATATCTTTCTTTCCATCTCTTTGCACCTTCTATTCTAATCATCTTTAATACTCTGCTACCTAAATTCTTTATACCACTATCTGGTTTTAAGCAAAAACGATAGTTGTTTGCCATTGAGTTAGATAGTTTTATTCTTTGTTCTTTATTCCAACCTATCCATCTATCTCTATCTCCTACACAT